AGTACCCGTTGCGCCAATGATAAGAGCCGCAGACACACCGGAGAAACCGAAGGTGTCGATAGCCGAACCGTTGACGTTCGCATTGGTTTGACCGCCCGTGAGGACAGCCGACCATTGCACGTTGGATTGTTGTCCGAAATCAAAAAGTGACATGGTAGAGTTCCTTATGATTAAGCGGAGGTGTATTGAACAATCGCTTCCGAACGTACGACAGCACCACCGAAGCGGGTCATGGCGTAGATGTTCGTGATGAAAGCGTTGCCTTCGGAGTACGGGTCACGAATCAGGAAGAAATCCGTGTTACGGACTACGGTGTAGCCATAACGGAAATCTCCGTACAGAATCGGCACGTTTCCGGTCGAGAAGTTGGACGCAGTACCCGCAAGGTCGGGCGCTTCGTACACAGGACTTCCCAACAAGGTGCTTGGTTTACCCGCTTGGAAGTTCGGCTCCCAAATGTAGTTCCAAGTACCCGAAGCGATGGTCAGACGGCGAACCTTAGCCATCGTGGTGCGGTTCATCATCCAAGATGCGTTACGTTGGTAATCGCTCTTGATGGAACTTTGCATGATGACCAAAGCATCCGAGGTCAGGGCGGCGGGGGCGGAAGCGTAAGAACTTACGTTGCCCACAAGGCCTTTCGGCTTGTTGATGCCATCACCGGAAATGAAGGCGGAACCCAACGAACGGTCAAACTGCTCACGGATGGAGGACAGGATTTCCGATTCAAGGTTGTACGCAGCGTCATTTTCCTGCTCAATCGTCCAAGCCACACGGGCGGCGAGTTTGTGAGCGGGGATGTCAACATAGCCAAAGGTGTCTTTGACCTTAGTCGTAGCGGAATCTTCCGTCACCCACGAAGCGGTCAGCGAAGCGTTGCGAAGCGCTTGTTTGAACGATGGGGCGGCGGTGTTGACCACGTTGGCGACTTGCAGGACGGGAGAAATCTCCACGACTTGCTTGTTGATGTCGGAGGACATCTCGGCAGGCATGAGCAACGCACCAGCGGCGGTCACGTCAAAGCGTACCAAGTTGTCGGATTTGCCCGAAAGCGAGGAAGTCACTTTTGCGTCCTTCATCTCTTGAAGAACGGCGGTAGTGCCACCTTTGGCAAACAGACGTGCGGCCTTCATAAAGTCTTTCGTTTCAGCACGCTCATCACCCACGGGGGCGGATGGTTGAGCCTTCTTAACGTCAAACTCCAGTTGGTCGAACTTCGCTTGCCATTTCGCTTCGGCTTCTGCATTTCCCGTTTCGATAGCCGATTTGAGGCCGTCAATCGAGGAACGCAGGGAATCAATGATTTTGATGTCCATAGCGGTATTCAATGGTTTTGAGTGTTGTTGTGAGTTCATCAAGAAGTGCTTGCGCGCCTTCATCGACCGGATTGCCTTCCGGCGCATCCGTATGTGCTTTTGGCACAATCTTTTCCGCTTGCTTGCGGAGTTTCTGCGCTTTCGCAGACATAATCTGTGCTTCCGTGTTCATCGGGAAAGGAGTGATGGACACTTCATGCAGAGCCAATTCCTTGAGTCGCATCGTGCCGTTGTCGCCCTTCATGGCTTTGATGGTGTTGTAGCCGATGGAAAGACCAATCTTCGCACCCCTATCAAGCATGAACTTAATCTTGCGGTAGGCCGATGCGACTTCGGGTACGTCAAGGGGCATTTCGCCACGAATCTTCAAGCCCTCATCGGAATCTTCCAAGAAACCTACTCCGGCTAATGCTCCGGTGGTATAGTTGTGGTCTAACAATAGGGGGATGATGCCGTTCTTGTGCTTCAAAGTCTGCGTGAACGCACCTTTCTCTACCACATCGCCACCGAGGTCAACATTGCCGTAGGTCGAAGCGTAGCCCTCGATGATGCCGACATTCTCATTCTCGGTGAAGTCAATCTGCTTGAACTTCGCCATGATTTTGCCGGACTTGGTATCTTCTTCCTCCTCATCGACAATATCTTCCACTTCCTCAGACGAAGGCTCGGCTTCTTCCATCTCCGGTTCGTTATCTTCGACTTCTTCCATAGGCTCGATGCCCAATAGATATTGGTCGTAGTCATGCACCTCGCCGTCAATCGGGATATTCAGCACGGTATCGGTAGGCACAAACTCATCCTCGGCTTGGGCGTATTGCCGGATGGTGTAGAACCCGCCTTCCTCATCGGTGGCTTCAATCATCCCGATGCCTTCCATATCCTCCATCTCGTAGTGAACCATGTTCCCTACGGACATATTCTTTTTCGCAAGTTCGGCTTCCGCTTGTGCGAGAAGTTGGTGGAGTTCATCAAACTGTTTCATATTAGCTTTTAGCTGTGTCCGAATCGGGCGGACGGGTGATGCGTGAATCGGTTGCGTCTGGTAGCTTTCTTAGAATATCCCCACCATCCTTAGCGGTGTAGTTCAATTCCTCACGGGCTTCGTTCGGGGTTAGGATACCCGCCATGACCGCTTTGGTAAGTCTTTCTACGGCAAAGCCCCTATCCTCTTGGATGGACTCAATCTTGTCCACGTCCAAACAGATTTTGGGCGAGTCACGGTAGAAGTGTGCGACTTTCTTGGTAATCGCACCGTAAATCTTTCTTGCAAGGGGAATGGACGCTTCCATATACAAAGCCTTCCGTGCCTCGCGATAGTTTGAGTACGTCTTGTTCCCCGCATCGTTCATAAGTTCAGAGGAAACTCCAAACGCCATGAAAATCATCCGCATGGACATTTCAACCGCCTTAGACCATTCAGCGTCATGGGCGTTGTCGTTCAATTTGGACAGTTCAAGGTTCTCCGAGACAATCTTCAATCTGTGGGAGTTGTTGGCACCGTTCTGCGCTTCCCAGCCGTCCCTAACCCGTTGCGCTTCCTCTTTGGTCATGCCCGGCCCTTTGGCGATAATCGGAGGCACACCACCCGCCAAAGCAACGTTCTTGTTCCAAGTGATAGCGGCGTTGTTCAAGTCCACCAACTCCGAAAGAGCAACGCCCGGAGCCATGCCGTTGAAGTAGTCCCTTAGTGAGGGTTTGTTGATGTAGATGATTTCGTCAAGCCCGAAGTCAATCACCGTCTTGTCGGTGTATCTGAATCCTCTTACGGGCTTGAACACGTCTCCCATGATGGGGTTGATGTTCTGCGAGGGGAGACAGATTAACCCAAGCGGACGGATTCTATTCTCCGAAAACACAATCTGAGCGTAGGACTCACCCGTGACCACAAGGTACAGGGTCATCCGTTCGATAAATTCCGTACGGGACATATCCCGTTCAAGCAAACCGAGAATCGGGTGTTGGTCGGTCTGAATCGTCTGTCCGTTCTTCTTCGCATCGACATAGACGGGAATATCCGCTACGGTCTGTGCGATGATGTTAGCGGCGGCGTAGAAGGGGGCGTTTCGCTCATACCCCTGCTCGATGAGTTTCTTCTTATCCCACCTGTTATACGCTTCCCACCCCTGCCCCCAAACGATAGCGTTCCACACTCGTGATGGGATGGACTTTTTCTTGAATATGTTGTCAAGGAAACTCATACGATAAAGTAGCCTCCCCGATTACCGGGATAGAGTTGGGAGTAATAATGCCACAAAGCATATCTTGCGGTGTCACATTCGTGCGACTTGATTCCAGTAGGCTTGTAATCACCGGATTTGTCCACTTCGCCATACTTGTCCGAACGGGCGGCTTGAAGCGACATATAGACGTTCCTTTCGGACTCGTTGAAGTCCACAAGACCGTTTCTGAACGCCCAATTCGCACATTGAATCGTGTCCTTCACGGAAGGATTGGAACCCGGAACAACAAATCGCATCCTTTCACCGAAGGTCTTGTAGAACACTTCTTTAACGGTTTTCCACATGGAATCCGTGGTAGCGGCTGTCCGTGACTGCCCCGAAGCGTCACCATGCAGATAAATCATCCCACGGTGGTTTCTAAGCATCGCAGATAGTTCTACGGCATCCTCATAGACGGTAGAGCCTTTCATCTGCCAAGAGTTCACACAAGCCACCCGTAGAGTGCCATCTTCCTTGTAGCCGATTTTCTGCCATGCGGAGACAGCACGGTATTCCACGTTGAAGTCCCACGAAAGGAGAAGGTCGTCATCGTGGTTGATGCTCAAATCCGGCTTTCTCATTTCCGGCTCTACGGCGAACAATCCCAAACCGGAAAGGGAGACACGTTTGCCCGAAAGGAATCTTTCCAACTGCGCTCCGGAATAGGTCGCCCGAAGCATCTTCTCGTATCTATCCGCAAACTCCCTGTCGGGGTTGTCCTTAAGACCGAGTTCATACATCTTGAACGGATAGGCTTCCAAGAAACCATACATGAACGCATCCGGCTCATCCGGCATCGAAGTGATGCGTTTCAATGCCTTACCCTTTCTTATACGGGAAACGAACGTCTCTAAGGCTTTCGGTTCGTAGAACGAAGCCTCATCCGCCCATCCCCAATGGTATGCAACGGATTCAATCTTCTCAATAGCCGTAATCTCCGCAGACCGAAGGTGAATCACGCAATCGAAGATTTTGAGAATCATCGTTTGTTGGTTGAACGAATAGGGCCAGTTCAACTCTTTCAGCTTCGATTCAATCTCTTGAACGTAAATGTCACGGGTCTGCTGTAAGGTGTTCAGCATGACCAATCCCTGCGAACCGGGCTGTTCAATCACTTGGTTCAGCACGAACAACGCACCTGAGAACGTTTTTCCGACCCCCTTGCCTGCGATAATAGCAATAGCCTCCCCGTCTCCGTGAACGAAGTCGTCTTGGAAATCGGCAAGGGTGTATTCTACTGTCATTCTCCGTTGGCGGATGGTAGGACGGTGAACGACCCCGTTAGAAGGGTCGAGTAGGAGTAGTTGGCGTTCGATTTAGCGTCCAGTTGGAACGTGTACGACCCGATGGGAACGTCCATTCTCGTATCGGGGATGTCCACGTCAATATGCGACTCATGGAACACTAAGGCGAAGTTTGAGGTCGAGTACCCGTGGGGGTGGGCGTGGGTGTTGTTTTGGTCAGTCCACGAATCCACGGATATGATAGCGTTCGTGTTGTACTGCGAACGGTACACCTTCATTCTCGCATTGGTGTACGCCTCCATGTTGACGTTAGACCCGTTGGAATAGCGGAACTCAAACGTGGCGAAGAATTGACGGGCTTTCCAACCCGTCACTTCCTGATAGCCCACTTCGTCAATGGTGGTGTACTTTGGTACGAACATTACGCTAAGGCGATAATGTTGGAAGCGGTCGTGTTGGTGTTGTTCACTCTCACGCAAGAGACATCCAGTCTGTAACCGGAGGGGACGTTGCGGAAGATGACCGAAGTACCGTCATACGGACGGGCGAGGTTCAAGTCTCCACCCGTTCCAACATACAACGAACGGGGTGGGGTGGCGAGGTTGGTCGAGTCAGATGGGCTTACGCTAACATAGGAATCGGCAACGCCGAGGTCGGGACGGGGCATATATCCTCCGAATGGTTCAAGAGGCAATATACGCTATTTGTAAAAATTTGTAAAATCCGCCTTTAAAGGAACAGATTTGTCTGATTGACGTGGTTTTGAATACGCCGGGTAGCGCCGTCATCATGCTGCGCGAAGATATTGGCGATGATTGTCTGCTCGGCTTCGTATGGTGTCATAGAATCGTCCTCTCTTCGGTAGGTATGTCATTATTTGTTGCATATTGCTTGGCATATTCCATTCCCCTGCTATAACCGTAGTCAACGTAGAAAACGTGCTTTTCAGCCACCTCTTTCCACGCAAGACCCGCATCAATACCCCATTGCCTCTCTTCGGGTATTTCGTCTTTTAGAATCCCCTCTTGTGTATAGAGCAGGTGGCTTGCTATTGGGGCTTCGCCTCTCGACAGGCTATCCCTCACAGCCATCCTCGCGTATTCTATGTTTCTTTGAATATCACCCGCGTATGGGCTTTCTAATATCACTCTTATCATTTTCATAGAAACAGATTTCCCTTATTGGTGTGGCTGGTGATGCGCTTGGTTGCGTCATTGTTATAACGAGCCATAGTGCTTAACATAAGGCTTTTGTTTTAGCAGGCATTTCTTCTCCCATCGCGGGTCAACAAACTTGATGTATCGGAATTGGCGCAGTTCTTCGCTTGTAGCCCGTTCCTTGTGGTGTTGAAGGTGCTTTGCTGATTTACTTAGTTTTGGGTCGCGGGTCATAAGGCTATTGTGATAGATTTCGCCGTCAAGCGTCCAGAATGTCGCAATGTGTTCCCCATAAAACTTAAAGCTACACGCTTGATACACTATGCCATATCCACCGCATCGTTCGTCTGCGAATGACTGAATCCATTTTACCTTCGGAAACTTGGAACGGATATACCGCATCGAATACCCTATCGCCATACTTTCGCTATTGCGGGGCGCTTTGTCATCAAGCCACATACGGTTCAATTCAAGGTATTCATCCATTTGCGTACCATCAACCACGCTTCCGCAACTTGCCGGATTCATTGCGTACCCATATTGAAGCACACCAAGCATTTCGCCACCAATGAACACGCCTAAGTGGATGTAGCTTGCGTTGTAAAACTTCTTTGAATAGTGGTTTTTCACAATGACTTTGTTGGCAAGGTTGCGGTCAATTTCCTTGACGTGCCAATCCGTGCTACCGAATCCAACAACTTCTCGCTTGCCAAACATCGTTGATTGGTTGCTATAAATTATACCCTTTGTGGGTTCGTGCTTATTTGATTTCATTGTTTCCTTTATTAATCCCAATCCGTGACTACCACATTCAAGGGTAGATTCGCAAGTATCTCCGCTTTTCTCTCTTTTGGATTGTCGCATCCCCACGGATGCCATTCGATATACAGATACACAAGGCAATGCTTCGGTAGCTTCTCATAGTCCAACGAATACTCCATCCCCTCAATGTCAATCTTGATATGCAACTCGGATATATCTTGACAGCACATATCAATGGCGCTACTCATCGGTAGGCACATCACATTGACCCGTGAACCGCCCAACCCCTTCTCGGTTGACCCGATACTCGACAAAGCGCTTCCGAAGCCGTCAAGGGCAAATACATCGTCTTGGTTGCACAACTGCAAGTCAAAGGCGGTAATCTTCGGTTGGTCGGCAATGGCTAAGGTGAACAGCTTTACCCCCTTGTGCTTCGTGACAAGTTCCCCGTAGCACAAGGGATTGGGTTCAAACAGACAGACGTTCCATGAATCGTCAATGCCCACCATTTGCTTGATGCGCTCATACCCTTCTCCGAAGTGCGCCCCGAAGTCTAAGTAGTGCTTCATAGGTATTTCACCCAACATCCGCCCGTGTAGGGTTCGACTTCGCCCAACACATCCGTAACTGCGTCTTTGACGGGTTGATGATGCCAGTCATGCCCCGCCAAGATTCCGCCCTTTCTCACTTTCGGTAGCCATGCTTCGATGTCGGCTTTCACGGAGTCGTAGTCATGGGAAGCGTCAATGAACACGAAGAACACGTCATTGTCCTTGAATCTTTGGGATGCCGTGATGGAATCCTCCTTGATGGGGTGAATCCATCTTGACAAGGGGGCGGTGTTCAATAGGAACTGATGGTAGAAGTCCTTTTCGGTGTGTTCCTCCGAGCCTTGAAAGTGGTCAACGCAGACGAACAATAAGTCCTTTTGCGAATTGCGAATTGCCTCCGCCATGAAGCAAGCGCTTTGCCCTTTGTACGAACCCACCTCAATGAGCAAGTCCGAACGTTCGGCTTTTGAGACGGCTTCAAGATACAGTTCGGGATAGGTGAAGAACCCCTGTACCGTCTTGTAGTGGTTGTTCGCAGACCACACCTTCCCGTCCAAGACCTCCAAGCACTTGTGGATGAACCGTTCGTGCTGGTAGTGCGAAGATTGGAACCCGTGGAAGGTGTCGGGATGAAGGGAAAGGGAGAATGTCGTATTCAACCCGTATGGTCTGTTCCCCGTCACCCAAAATCTCGGTGCGGAAATCGTACCACTCGGCAAGGTGACCGGAACGGGTGCGGTTTCGTAATGAATCGGGAAAAGGGGCATGATAGGGTATTCTTTCTGCCACGCCCTTGTCAAATCCTGCGCCACGTCCCCTGTCTTTGATACTTCAAACGAAGGAGAACCGAGTTCACGGTACTTCTTCACGTTTAGAGCCATGAACGAAGGGGCGATGAAGATATGCTCGGTGTCCGGTAGATGGGAGGATGACTGGGCATTGCCCACAAGATACCCCGCATTAGCCAAGTCCGCCATTCTGTGGACGATGTTCTCATTCAAGGGGATAGCGTCAATGTCAGCGATGATGAGAATGTCTGCATCGGTCAGTTCCACAATCTTGTCTAAGGTCTTTGCGTGACTTAGGTAGGTGTGGTGGTGGTTCATCAGATTGGGATAGAACTTGTCCCAAACGGCTTTCTGCGCATCCCTCACTTGAAAGGGGATGTTGTCCATGTAAACGGAAATGGCTTCAATCTTCACAAATCCTCCGGTAGAAATCAGATTTATCTTGCGGTGCGTAGTAGTTCAACGTGTGTTGTCCGGTACAGGCGGGGTAGAAGATACCCTCGTACTCATGGATGACCCGATTGGTCAAGTCCCTGTCGCCACTCCATTGAGTGAGAATGGCTTGAATCAAATGGAAATTGGGTCGGGCGAACATCCAACATGAGGTGTCAACCAAGTTATACCCCACGAAGGTCTGATTGCCGATGGACTCTCTTACGTCCTTTCCGATGTAGTTATCCCCCAAAAACACATTCCGATAAGACCACGCGAAGCCGTACTTCTTTGCCCTCTCTAAAAGGGACTCGCAATGCTCAGGCTCGAAGGTATTGTCCTCGTCCAAAAGACAGAGGTAGTCCGTGTCCAAAAGCTGAGAGTAGTGGGCGTAAATCTTATGCCCGTTCCATTTGTCCCTTCCCGTGTTATCGGGAATCCAGCACACTTCGGGTTCGGGGTGCTTCCCATCCCATCCCTTAGTAGCCTCAGAAAGCACGGCTTTCAAGTGCTGTTTACCGTCTGCCACTATCACATGGCGGACGGGGGTGGTTTGATTACGGACGGAAGCTACGGCTCTACTGAGGTACTTCGTGCCGATTGATGGTGTGAGAACTGTTATCATTCCATATTTCCTTCATTACGTTTCTAATCTTCCTTTCTATCGAACACTTGTCAAGAGTCTGATACCGTATGTCGTACTGTATCTCCTCTAACATGGTTATCAGTTTAACCTTGACCTTTATAGGGTTTGTCTTGTCGGGAGTTTCTTCCATGCCCTATTGAGGTCTTTTTGAACTTAGCCCGTGATGGGCGTTTGACAGATGCTTGGGTGAGTTTAGCCATTGCTCAATATAACGAACGTACCGAGTATTTGAAACGTTGTTTCTTGACGCCTGCCTTGGTCTGCGAGTAGGTGGTAAGGATGTACGCTCCGGGTCTGTCAAAGTACATTTCCGTCTCGACAATCCCCGTCTTGATAGGGACTACTCCGGATTTGTAAATCATCTGTTCCCTCACTTCCGCCCCGTAGTACCAAAAGATAGCCGTCTCGGTCGTGCCTTCGGGGAGAAGGATTCTATACTTGTACTCCGTGTGCGTTTCGGGAAAAGGCGGAAGGGTGACTTCGTTCAGGGAAGCGCACCCGACCAATAGAAGGGCGAGAAGGTATTTCATGTGGTTTGCGTGAAAATGATGTCCTTTTTCGTAGGGGAATGGTTGAGGTTGATGTCAAACTTCATCCAGTAACCCCCTAAAGGTTTCGGCGGTGCGCCACGGGAGACGTGCCAACCCTTAGAGCCGTCACCGTATTCCTCTTTGTAGGTGGAGGTTCGGATGTGATGCACGGATTTCAGCTTGACCGCATACCCCGTCTTGGAGTTGTTTTCAAGCGTCTCAATCATGTCCCTGTGGTGGTACAACTCATGGACGTGTCCCTGCCAAATAATATCAGCCCCTTGCACCATGCTCATCATTCGGTTGTTCTGAATGACACCCTTTGTCACAGGGCCACCACCACCGCTTCCGTGAAAGTATTTCATCTTGATTGAAGCGGATGAGTTAAGCGTAGTGGGCTTGAATATCACCCACCCCCCGTATCCGCCGAGTTCAATGTTCGCCCCGTACTGGTACTTCATGCGATATACGAAGTTCGCCAAAATATCGTGTTCGCCCTTCTTGATGACCGAATCCTCGTGGTTGCCATACCCGATGAAAGCAAGAATGTCCTTGTACGGCTCGAAAAACTCACAGGCATCTTCAATCACGAGGTCGAAGTAGTTATGCCCCCTATGTCGCTCCATCAGGTCGCCTTTGTTGTGGCGCTTGTCTGTAAGACCCTGCATGATACAGAAAAAGTCCCCGTTGATGAGGACTTTGGCGTTTTTCTTCAACGCTTGGTCAAGGTGCTTCTTCAAAAGCACACGGTCGCACTTGGGGTTGTCGAAGTGGACATCTGAGATTAGAAGAAACTCTGCGTCCGTATCGCAAGGAAGTTCAATGACTGATTTACCCATGTTGCAAACTTATTTGGTTTGGTGAATATAAGGCTTGTTGTCGATGAAATGGTCACAGTTGTAGATTGTTTCTACTACGCCACCGTTTTTCATCACCGTCTTTGTGGGCTGATACATGGAAACCCATTGCGGGTCGTTCCACTTTACTGTGTATCGCTTGCAACCGTGTCGTAACGAGCAAGCGCCATTCATGCACATGGTAATATCAGGCACTGTGTCCTCCGTTGGTGATGTCCGGTCGCCTGTCACAGCTTCCTTCCTTGCGTCCTTTGTCAAATGTCGGGGCAAGCGGTCAAGCCAGCCCGTCCGAGAGGTCGTCAGCAAATTCGTGGCCCGAAGGCCATATAGCGGGTTCGTTTTACACCCTAAGTTAGCGTTTAGGTTGTACCCGCAATGGGGT